AGACCTCAACGTTGTTACCGCATGTCTCGTTGCAAAGACACTCTCGTTCATGGACACAGATATCGAGACACGAACTCGTGTTTGGAGTATTGTAGAGTCGTTAACGAAGCTTACGAATGAACACCTGTGATTCTCGTTCACCCAAGACTTGAATGCGCTTGTGATATCCATTCATAAACCCGTCAATACCCCGCTTCGTTAGATCGGGTCCACCCCAACCATAATCATCAAAAATGAGATACCCCCCAACCTTGACCTTGCGAAATGCAAGCACTGCGTCTTCCAATACATACTCGGGTTCGTGGTTTCCATCAATGTAAACAATATCAAACGAATTGTCTTCCAAGGTTGGAAGCACTTCATTTGAATAACCGCGCTTTACAGTCACACGTTCAGCAAGTCCGCACGATGTCATATTTTGCGTAAATGCATCGTAGATGGTCGTTTGCTCTCCCTTGTATTCTGGGTAGTCCGCATAGTCGGTCCAAGGGTCAATCGCAATCAAGAGAGAATCGGGATGCTTTCCATAGGTTTCCGCCACACTAATCATGTTTGCTCCATAGAATGCGCCTATCTCTGCGTAACGGATGGGTTTGTCTTCAACGGGAATAAAGTGAAACCACACGTTCGCCAACCGATAGTCCACTCCTTTGAAGTTTTTGTTAAGCGTGTATGACATTGTGTATACAATTGAAGACATTGCGAATATGTAAACCAACAATCGAAACTGTTTACTTACAATTCAAGAAACTAAGGTAAACAATGTTTCACGTCGAAAACAGTGGTCAGGTTCGTTTGACACAAGAACTTGGTCAATGGATAAGCAAGTATGCCGCAGATACTCGCTTCTCTCGCTATTTGGAAATCGGAACGTGGAATGGGCGCGGATCCACATGCTGTTTTTACGATGGATTTTCCAAACGAAGCGATACATTTGCATTGCAAAGTTATGAAACCGATCTTGGTCGATTCCAAGAGGCAAAAGCGTTGTGGAGACAGATTGCATCCATTCGTATCTTACATGGACGAATTCTTCCGGATAACAAGTGCCCAACATTTGAAGAAGTCCAACACATTCATTCCAATATCGAATTAGATTGGCACAAAGAAGATATCCGTAATTTTTGGTCATGTCCCCATGTTCCAATGAACAATCCAGAGGTTATTCTGTTGGATGGAGCAGAATACCTGACGTGGTTCGAGTTTCTGTTCATGATAGAAACAACCACTGCATCTGTATACATACTCGACGATACCATGGTATCTAAGTGTCGGAAGATCGTAGAATGGTTTTCGCAGCGCCCAGAATGGAAGTGTATTGCATCGGGAACGGATCGCAATGGATGGGCAGTCTTTGAACGCTTACTTGTCTAATACAAAAATACCAATACCATTCCACCACGTATTTCGCCCATTATGAACTGGCATTCCAATAATATCCTTTTCTGGTAATACGATCTCGTGCTGGAATAGGAAATTAATTCCTAAATCTGAGAACGCATCTAATGTTCCTTTACGCACATCACCCCAGTTCCAGTCATCGATCATTACAATACAATTGGGTTTGAGAACCTTGTTATAATAAGAAATAGCTCTGTACTGGTCAGTATATGCGTGCGCACCGTCATACAAATAAATATCAAACTCGGGTAATGTATCCCTATTAACTTCCCAGCAGTTCTTCTCAATAATTGTAACATCACTCCCAGTATTGAATCTTTGCACAGCAGAATCTAGTATACTTCGGGTTCCATTGAATTCTGACCAATTATCTATCAAAGTAGCATTGAGGTTGTTTTGGTATAATGCACTGATTGCCGAACTACCATACCATGTTCCGATTTCTAGATAGTTAGCATTGGGAAGGGAGCATATGTTATTGTAGAAGTGGCGTGTTTTTGTTCCAGTATATCCCTGATACGCAAGAATCTCCGTTGTAATCTTTGACCGATGATCTTCCGCGTCCTTAATACATCGTTTAACGTGATCTACAATCTCCATGCTATATATTTGGCAAATGTATCTATATTGTTTAACTGAAGTTAGAGTTCTAATCTCAGTTATCGGACATTGCTGTCCTTTATTTATTTAGTTGCCTTTAGGGCTGTATGACAATCACAACCAAGACCTTACGCTTAGTTGGAGTAGGCGAGGCCACCCATACCGGACATCACGCGCAGCACGTTGTAGTTCACGGCGTACACGCGGACCTGGGCAGTGCGACCACCGCGCACCGTGTTGACGGACACCGTGAGCTGCAGCGTCGCCTTGTCGATACGAGAGAAGTTGCAGGTGCCGCTGGGCTGGTGCTCCTCCGGCTTGAGCGCGAAGGAATACACGTTGATACCCACCGACGGGGTGCGGCTGTGGTGCTGGTAAGGCTGCACGCGGTCGAAGTAGCGACCCTCGCGCTCCGTGAAGCGGTCCTGGCCGTTGAGCTGGAGCTTGGCAACCTCCACGGGGTTCTTGCCCGAGCACTGGACACCGCTGTCGAGGATGACCTTGGCGAGCAGGTAGTTGGTGGTCGCAGCGAACACCTCGTCGCCGGCATCGCTGAAGGTATCCAACCAAGAGGCACCGCCGAAGGAAGGACCGAATGCCTGACCCAGACCCGGCAGGTAAGGACCAGAAGGACCATCGCCACGAGTGGTCGGGGTAACATTGCTGGCAGGGGAGGAGTTAGGACCCAGACCCAGAGAACCGCGGCCGAGGATATCCATCACCACACCCTCAGTGGTGAAGTCATCCGTGTAGTTGAACGGCTGGCAACCATTGACCTCGTTGATGAAGTTCTGGTTGGGGGTGCAGTCAACGAACGAGTCGCGCTGGACAACCCACACGAGCTCCTTGACGGGGTGGTTGAAGTTCAGCTGGATCTTGTTGCTGGACGAGGTGATGGACTCAGCGCCAGTGAACTGGAGCTGCTCAATCAGGTACTCGTGGGTCTGCTGGGCGAAGCGGCGGCGCTCCTCAGTGTCCAGGTAGATGTAGTCGATGTACAGGGACGCCGCAGTCAGGGACTGGATGGAGGTAGCAGCGGCAGTCGCGCCGGACAGCTCGTAGTAGGTGCAGTTGATCCACTGCTCGAACTCCACGTTGATGCGCACCTCGTGGTACTGGAGCGCGATGAGCGGGATCGCCAGACCAGGGTTGCGGCAGAACCAGAACTGGAGAGGGATGTAGAGGGTCTTCGCCGGGGTGCCCGCACGAGGAGCGCAGCTGTTGGTCAGCTCCGCACCGGCGCAAGAGGCATCCAGAGTGTAACCCTTCGCATCCTTCATCAGGACGAGGTCGTGGGTGTTACCGATCATGTCGTTCAACGCCTCCACGGTACCGGCATCCTGGGACAACTGGGTCCAGATCTGCATCCAGTCACCATACTGGCGGTCGATGCGCTGACCACCGATCTCGAGCTCCACCACCTTGATCAGGCGGTGACCGATGTAGTTCAACCAGCGGAAGCGGTTCAGGTTGGTAGAACCGGCGATGAGGTCCACAGCGGGCAGCACAACCTGCACGTAGGTGCGGTACATCAGGTCCGCGTTACGGTTGATCACCGCAGTCACGCGCTTGTTGAAGTCCGCCTGGCCGTTGAAGGTAACCTCAATCGACTCCATGGCGAAGTTGGTATGGCGCTTGTACAGCACCTTCCAGAAGGTAATCTGGGGATTACCGGAAATGTAGATATCCTGAGCACCATAGCTCACGAGCTGAAGTAGACCACCACCCATGTTTGTTGTGCTTCATGGCAACATTATTTTTTACAGCGCATCCAGCGCACGCTTTTCATGGTAGCAGTCTCGACACACTGCTTCGTAAAGGTCTGCTCCAGCGACAATCATCTGTTGGTCTTGATGTCCGTTGCGGTATGTAAAAATGCCCAGTGTCCCATTCGCACAACGGCGACACAGAGCAGTGAGTTTTTCGACTTTGTCAGCAAGTGGAATACATTGCAGAATCTCTCCAAACGGTCTGCGTTCGGAATCACCATCCAATCCAACCAAAAAAAGATGAACCCTCAGTTGGTCGACAACATACTGAACAAAGGGAACCAACCCTATAAAGAACTGTGCCTCCTCCACAATAATCACGCGGAACTGCTTGAGAAATGCGGGGTCAATGTCGCTGAACTGATTGGCAGTGATACAGGGAGCACGTCGTCCATCGTGTGTTGCCACTTCATTCGCTGCGTATCGGACGTCTGCGGCGTGTTTGATGACAAGAATCGGAACGCTCAATGCCGAATACCGAGATACTATACTCAAAATGCGGCTTGATTTGCCAGAGAACATCGGACCAACAAGGATTTCCAACGACATGTTTGTATAGGACTTACAGTTTGAAAACCCTATACAAAAAATGGACACAGACCAAGCACTTGCCATTGGAGCGATCGCAAGCGTGTTGTTTTTTGGAATATGTGGATGTATCACCTGTTTCTGGAAGGACTGTCGCAGACAGCACATGGTACTCAAGCAGTCTCGTTCAGACCCAGACCTGGAAAGCATGGTTACGAGAGAACCATCCGAGGAACGATATGCATCGCCTCAAGTTCCTGTATCCACAACTTCATAGCGTAAGGAATTGTCTTGTTGATAAACTCTGTCTTGTTCCCACACGATCCGCAATGATAGATGCTCTCATCTTCATTCATGACCGCAAGTGTTCCACAGTTCTTACATATGCCCGTCGGAAACGGGTCGGAGACATCCATCAGACGTTCCTTCGTGAACGCAGCCGCACCATGCGACAGCAAACAGTCGCGCTCCATCTCGCCCACACGAAGACCACCATCTCGAGACCTTCCCTCGCAAGGTTGACGTGTGAGACTGACAATCGGACCTCGTGCACGACTGTGTTGCTTGTCAATCACCATGTGCTTCAGGCGCTGGTAGAAGGTCGGACCCATGAAGATTTCCGCCTGCATCATCTCACCAGTCTGTCCGTTGTAGAGAATCTCATTGCCATACGGATGATACCCAAGGTCCATCATATGCTTCTTCAGGTCTTCCACCTTCAGATGACTGTAGGGTGTTCCGTCACCCAGAGTTCCACGCTGAACGCAAATCTTGCCAAAGATGTTCTCCATCAACTGCGCAATCGTCATACGAGATGGAACGGCGTGGGGGTTCATGATGAGGTCCGGTCGCAATCCGGATGCTGTGAACGGCATGTCTTCTTCCTCGAGGAGCATTCCGACCGTTCCCTTTTGTCCGTGACGGGAACTGAACTTGTCACCAATCTGGGGCACGCGTTCTGACACGACACGCACTTTGATGAAGGGGTATCCATCACTGTTCTTGTCGGTCCACACACCATCAATGCGACAGGGTTCGGAGTTCTTGTGAGTCGTGCTAGCATCGCGGTAGGCATACCCGGCTTGGTCGTTGCGGAGGTTGACACACTTTCCGATGACGACATCGTTCTCTTGGACCATCGCATTGAGAATGGGCATACCGTTCTCGCCAACTGCCGCATAGGACGTGTTCTTGTATTTGCGTGTATTATGTTTCGAAGGACGCATGAACTTCTCCTCACGACCCGATGTGACGTTGCGATGCTCTTCATCCTTGTACATCGTGTAGTAGAGACCGCGCATAAATCCACGCCGAATGGCAGTCTTGTTCATGATGATAGAGTCCTCCTGATTGTATCCACCGTATCACGCAATC